CGGGGGCGATCACCATCGCCGCAGACGGTAGCACAATAATAACAATGAACGCCAGCATCACGTTGGATGCATCCGCGGCCACAAATTCCATAAGGTTACCTGTAGGAACAACAGCACAGAGACCAACAGGTTCAACTGGTGAGATAAGATACAACAGTTCTACAGATGCCATAGAAGGTTACACGACATCGGGCGGATGGGCACAACTAGGTGCGACAAGCTCTACGTCAGAGAACACTGACGACACAGCAACAGGTAGCAGTACAGCAATAAGCACCACAGAGAAGATAATTAACCAATTCACAATCAGTAGTTTTGACAGTGCTTGGTACTTAACAGTCACTAGAGACGAGATAAACGACCAAGTGTCTACAGCGAAACACAGCCTGGCACACAACGATTCGGCCGCGGTCGTTTCAACATCACACGTCACTAGAAGTGACGCCACAAACAGTTTCATAACTATAGACGCTGATGTCACTGGCGGTAATGCGAGACTGAAAGCCACGGGATCAAGTGTTGTTAACTCCGTGTCATTTTACAGGATAGCACTAGGAGATAATACCTCAGCAGGCACAACAGGTAATGTGACGAACGTTTTAAACGCTGATCTTGACTCTGCTTCGGAAAGCATAGACAGTTGGGCCCATGCGTCATACCGGGCGGCCAAGTATTACATATCTGTCAACAACGCATCCAAAACGGAAGTGTCCAATATAGAAGCATTGGTTGTACACGACGGCACCACAGCGTACATCACATCATATGGTGCCACAAACACTGGATCTAATGACCTTATAAACTTGACGGCCGCGGTTGACGGGTCTAACGTGGTAGTAAGTGCAACTGGTAACGAACCAAATTTGAGGGTAACATCATACAGGATTCTACTTGCGGACGATGAGTCAGGATCAACGGGAGATAATGTTAATGTTGTTGCCGCAACCACAGTAAGTTCAACTGCGACAACAGTAGACTCATTCGTAAATTCCGCTTACACAGGAGCGTTCTATGTGTTCACAGGCTACAACGCAACAGAAGGTGCGGCCAGTGCCACAGAAGTAATGGTAGTTTCAAATGATGATGCCTACATCAGCACAGGACCTACTATTTCATCAAAAGGCACAGACCAACTAACGTTCTCAGCGACACAATCTGGATCAACAGTGACAGTAAAAGCGGCATCTACATCAGGTGCGAGTACAACAGTGAACGGTTACAGAGTACACATGTTGAGGGGATCAGCAGGTGCATCAACGGCAGACACAGTGTTAGTATCCACCACACAGACCATAACAGGTGCTAAAACATTCGATAGTGCTTTGGCAATGACTGTGGGAAGTGATCCATCTAGTGTTACCAACAAAGCACACATTTACGCTAAGGACGAGTCGTCTAGTGCTGAAGTGTTCGTAAGAGACGAAGCAGGTAACGTAACTAAGATATCTCCTCACAACGAAGAAGGTGAGTGGGAATACTATTCAAGAAATAATAAAACTGGCAAGACTGTGAGAATAAACATGGAAGAAATGATACGTGATATTGAAAAACTCACGGGTAAATCTTATATCAAAAACAACTAAACTATTAAATCCAATATAGTTTGTAACTTACCTTTTATACTTTTATTGTTGAGTGTATTTTTAAGTCCCATGTGCAAATTCTTAGGCCAACATTCAAACGCAGTCCAACAGTACCCTGAATGTTCCTCATTGAGTTTAGGTATGAATTCTGCGTCTATGGCAACTAGATATGTATGAAAGAAAAACTTCTGATCGTTTGAAGTGAACATCTCCAATGGTATCACCTTCTTGAACTTAGGCAAACTGCCTGTCTCTTCCTCTATTTCACGCTTAAGGCCTTCGAAGGCACTTTCTGTGAATTTGCTCTTACCGCCAACCAATCCCCACATGCCTTGGGTCTTGCGATCAGTTCTCTGTAGAAACAGGAAACGTTTGGTGCTGGTGGCGTAGAACAGTGCACCTGAACAGACTATATTATCTTTCATGCTTTATTATAACAACTATGGAGTGGTAGCGTCAAGACTTGAGTTGTATCCCGGGTCTGCTCCACCGTCAAGCACTATGCTCCAATTACCTTGTGTGTACACACCCTCGTAAGATTTCACCCATTCCGTGCCATTGAACCTGTACTGTATTCCTGTGTTAAGATTGGTGACGTAGTGTTGTGTTGAATCTGGATTGCTGGCATCAAAAGCCACATTCCATTTTGATGTTGCACTGTTGTATTCTATAATGTCACCTACACTGGCTACAAGTGTACCCCAAGTTGCACTTTGGAAACTGGCTGTGCTGTCTCCAACGTCATTTATGACCAAATATCTATCACCGTTAGCAGGTGTGCCTGGATCAAATGTTGCTGGATTTATAATTTTCTTGACTGCTGTTAATGAGTTGCTTGGTATCGTGTCACCGTCGATTGTATACAATAGGATTGTATCATCCAGTGTTGATGTTGCTATGGTACCAACAATTTCATTGCCGTTTGGCTGTGTAAGTCTTATCTGTGATGTGCCATTTGTGACTTTGCCATACTGATCTAACAGCACTTTCCAGTTCACTGCTGGTCCAAATGTTTCAAAAGGATCATAATTGTTGGGCTCGTTGGCCCCTGTCTGGAATCCATCTCCTCCTGATTTAACATTGGTGCCCGTTGATCCTAATAATCGTAGTTGGTTACCAGTCACCAACAATCCAAAATTATTTGGTGTGATGTAACTTCTCGATGTCAGTTCTCCGTCTATCAAACCTTTTGCTATGCCACCGTCGTCGTCGTATATGCTCATTATGATCTTTTGCACGACACCTAGTTTCTTGACCTTCACTGGAGGTGATAGCCATATGGGCATTGAGAACGTCAGTGTGGCAACATCTATCTCTGAATCTGCACCAACTGGTATAGTCCTCGAACTGAAAGTAGTACCTGTCAATTCAACGTAACTCAAACTGGTCCAATCAATGTAGTTGTCTGTTTTCTGTATCTCAAAGTCTGGGTTGAACAGATACAATATCTGCTCCATTATCTGTAATTTCTGATCTGTGTTTGTTGTCCAAATGTCCGCGGACACTTCCATTCTGAAAGGCGATGGCATCACTTTCTCGACTGTGTAACCCGCACCCATCTCGTTGGTGTAGTTGCCGTCTGAGTCTATGCCTCTTTCTCGTAAATGCTGTTTCTCTATGTGATAAGGATTCTGCATCCTGTCCCTGTCATAGTTCAGTTCTCTGACATAAGCGGCGATCCTTGGTGCGTACTGTAGTGCGTTCTCTGAATTGTTCCTGATAATGTTCGCCACCTGTCTCGTTGGATCTCCGTACACCACAGGCACTGCCCTTAACTGCACAGAATTATCTTTACCCTTGCCTGTTTCCACAGAGAAGTTACTCAATATCCTAATGAACTGAGTGAGAAATTTCCTAACCTGACCTTCGTAAAAGTGTAGCATTCTTAATTGTCAGCCTTTGGTTTTAGAGCATCTGTCAATGACTGTCTCTGTTTAACTGTTAAACCATTTATAGTTGATTCTGTTGCATTGTTAACGAAACTTGTTTTGTAGTTGCCTCTGGAATCATTGTTCGTTGTAGTTATTCTCACACTGTCCTCAATTTTGATCCATCTGGTTCCGTCATAACGGAACAACCTGTTTGGCAAGAAATCTGTTCTCAAGAAGTAATCACCTTTATCCACACCCGACGTTGGGAATGATATCCCAAAACCTGCAGGATTTCCGTTAGGTGCAACACCGTCGCCATCTAGGTAGAAACCGTAGTGCGAACTTGCTGGAGTGTCTATGGTCGCATTCACGGTGTTACTGCTACTCGCTCTTTGAGATTCCGTATTAACATTTTCTGTACGTATGTTACCCCTCTCATCTATGGGTGCAACATAGTATTGCTTGTAATTGAAACCTGCCTTTGGAGCATCTGATTCTGCCTGTGCCACAATCTGATCGTTGATAGTTTTTTCTCTGTTATATGTGCTCATGTAACTGGCAACTGATCCTGTTGTGGTTGCATCTCCTATTACATCTTTGAACTCTTGAGAGTCAACTAGCGTTTTCATTTTCAATCTAAGTAAGTGTGGCCACCATGTTTGACTAAATCCTTCTGCGGCCCTGTTTACATCTTCAACCACGTAGTATCTTTTCAGTGCAATTGGTATGCTCTCGTCTAGTGAATAATCTTCCTTCATGTGTGGGAATTCTAGTACATCACCACTCATTGGTTTTCTGCCAATTCTTTCCACAATGTCATTCATATGCACTGTCAAGAATAACGTATCATTTTGTAAAAACATACCAAACTGCGACAGATTAAAGTCTGCATCTTGCACATTGTATATTCCACGCACAGTGTAGACATCACTTGAATATTTTCTGTCTCTGTTCTCTAAAAATAATAAATCTTGTATGGTCGTTTCATTAAGATCACTTCCGGTTACTCTTGGTTGGCTAGGAGAGGCCTCCCCGTCCTTGTTAGTGTCCCCTTGATCGTACGGCCCTAGGTATTTGTGTAGGTGTAGATCCGTCCCACCCACTTGAAACATCTCTTTGATGTTACGATCGAAGAATTTGTAGTCATTGCCTTTTTCAGGCTTAAAAATGGATAATCTTGGCATATCATACATATTTATTGCACAGGCAATGACTATAAATATGAGTATGTCAGAACTACAAACAGGACAACAGGAAATTTTCGATTACGTTAAGAACAATCTCGGTGACGGGATGATTGACGTGGAATTAGACCCAAAACACTATC